CGTTATCTATCTTGCTATCTATATATTCTTCCATTGCAACCATTTTTGGATTAACCTCAGTAGTTTCTTCTACTGTTTCTTCTGCTACCTCTACTTCTTCTTTTTTAACTTCTTCTTCGACAGCTTCTTCTTCAATAATTTCTTCTTCAATGGTTTCTTCTTTGATTTCTTCTGTACTTTCGTCTGACATTGGCACTGTGGATTCTTCTTGCAAGGGCATTGTTTCTTCTCCAACAACTTCTCCATTATCCAGTTCAGGCTCTTGCTCAACCATTGCCACTTCTTCTGTAGGTAATTCTTCATTAGTATTGGTTTCCAATTCGGGTACATCATTCGTTGTTGTTTCCACAACAGGCTCAGTATCGTAGGCATCTATTAATTCTTCCGTTGTAATTTCTTCTTCAATCACAGTTGTTTCAACAGGCACAGTTAAGACTGGCACTGTGTCTACATCAGGAAGCATAACAACTGTTTCTACATTTAAAATTTCTATTTCAGGCTCATCAACTTCTATAATTTCAGGCTCATATGTTATTACAGGCAAATCTATCTCAGGTGCTTCTATATCTTCAATTATAACTAATAAATCATCTTCTATATTTACAATAGTTTCTGCTATATCCTCAACTGCTTGAGGACAAGTACTAGGTGTAAACTCCCAACAAAACTTAACTGTAGTGTTACTAGCCTCTGTTAGTGTCGTATAGTCTAGTATTAAACTAGGATCAGTTACATCAACCCCACTATGATAATTATTCCAATTACCTGCTGATTGCTCTACATCAAAATCAAACCTAGCTGTCAATGTTCCGTGAGTGTATTCAGCATTAGGTGTAACAATTAGTGTATTACCATAATTATTAAATTGATAATTAGCATTAGTCGTATCAGTCAATAATAGCGTTTGTGTAGTCGTGTCTCCATTACCACTTACTGCTTTCTGCGTCATAGTAACTGTTGATTGCCACTTATTCCACCATCTTATGTCAGCAGTAAAATTACTTGTGAAACCTTGTCTTAATTCATTAATAGTCATTAGGTCTATGCTGTTAATTGTAGTCTCAGCATATTTACCATCTTTACCTGTTAAATAGATTGACTCTTTTAAATCTGAACTGTCAGGGAACATAGTTCCATTCCAAGTGCCATCATTAAAAGTCTGTGATATTAAATTAGTTGTCGTGGTTGTCGTGCCTGTACTGTAAGTCGTGGTACAAGTCTGATCTCCAATGTTAGGAACATCTTGCAAACAAATAGTCTCGGCTTTACTCGTTGCCGAGCTTAACAACACCCCCACTATAAGTAATAGCTTGATCTTCCCCATCTAAATCCTCTAATATTTCGTTATCTACTTTTTCTATAATTCTTAAATTCTTTGTATATTCTTCGTAATCAGGTCGTAACATTCCGTACTTTTCCCATTCAGCTTTAGCTTCTAATCCTATCTTAGAATCATAAGGGCAATAACTTCCTGCGTGGTGCATTGCTTCAAACACCATAGGATTTTGGCAAAGTAAACTTATACTTGCAACTTTCATACCCATATCGTGTAAGGCTTTTGCGAGTTTTAATCTTTCGCAGTTTAAATCTCTTTTATAAGTACCAATACTTGCGGAGAATGAAAAACTAGATCCACCAACTCCAACACCTATCGTACAAACATCTTGGCTCATATTACTTAGAGCAGGTGCATTAGCTGTACTTACAACTCTTGAATCACCTTGATATGCGTTAGTTGTGTTAGTTGTTGTCGTGTTACTTGAACTCCCATCTTGAAAATTTGTAGTAGCAGTTGATGAATATCCACCAGTAATCGCAGTGTTCGAGCCTGTAGAATTTACTTGGTCATTAGTAGTCGAGCCACTAGAAGTAACATCAGCCATCGCAGAATCCATTAAGACACTAAATACCCATAACACCCCTACCATAAGGAATGTGATCATAACTATATTTCGCATTATTCTTCCTCAGATACTTCGGCTTGAGTTTGTGCATTTTCAAATACACCGACCTCAGTTTGGGCTTCAATCTCATCATTAATAGAACTAATAATCTGATCATCGTCAATAACTGCACCAACAATTTGTTTATCAATCTCTTTTTGAAATGTACTTGATCTAACGCCACTTGCTTTAGCTTGTTGTAAGTATTGTAGATCAGAAGCATAGTCTCGTAAATTAAATGATTCAGGATAGTCAATAACCCCATCAAATACCTTACCTTGCCACTTAGCAAATAAACCCCATATATGTTCTTCTGCGTTTTCCAATAAGTCAGCTTTCTCACTTAATACTGAGTTAAGGTTTTCAAATTCTGTTTGTAGAGCTATACCACTAGATACTTGCGTCTTAGTTTGTCTAACACCTGACATATGCGTTGCTCTATCTATCATTTCTATTTTCTGTTCAATAGATGATCTAATCTCACTTAAATTAGAGCCACTTGGTTGTAATAGATAAGGTTTCAATCCACTGTCTAAATCATCAGGCATATTTACAATAGCACCTGCACCAGCACTAGCCTCAACACCTTGTGTTTTAACTAAGCTCGGGTGGTTAGATAATCTGATTAACTGTTCCATCTCAGATAGCTCGTTGTAAATAGACTGTTGCAATAATGCCACATCTGTTAAATCACTAATACCAACACCTTTACGAGGTGATCTCTTGTTGTATAAACAAACCGCAGGTATCTCGCCTAATTGGTTAGGCTTAGTTTCTAAAACTCTTAATTTACCTCGTTCAGGTACAAATACATAAGATATATCTTGCGGCGTCCATATTCTAAAGTATGTGCCATCAGAAGTTCTTTCTTCTCTGACCTTTAAATAATCCAATACATAACGCCCACTAATTGCTCTTGAATAATGCCAATCCATAACATTATCAGGCGTAACCATAGTTAAATAAGGTCTTATATCCTGACCTAATTCATCTGCTCTAGTCTGTGCGTTGCTTTCAGGCTTATCAACAAATATCCATACATTGCCATATACGCCACTATAAGTCTGTGCGTTCTTCATAAACGCATTGAAGTTTTGTCCGTCTAAATCGGTATCAGCTAAGAATGATTCTAAACTAGGCTCAGTAGACAATGTACCATAATCTCTTGTTGGTGGTACTCTGAATAAGAAACTTGAGTAAATGCTTATGATATTACGACTATGGTTGTCTATAGGCGTATAATTAACTCTATTTTGATATTCTAAATCTAATTCTAATGCGTATTCGTGTAAGAAACTACCTGATCGGTATTCTTCTCCACCCAAGTATGATCTTAAATAAAAATTCCATCTTTGAATCATTAAGTCATAATTATCGTGTCTAGCTTCCATAAAATCTTTACTGTGGATTAAAGATTCCATATTGCTTTCATTCGTTATATAAGTTCCCATTATTTAACACTCCATCTCGTAGGTAATTCTTTGTTATAATTTTTCCTTATAGGGAACAGATAATCAACCGCATAGCCTAATGCGTCGTTCATATGGTCAAAACCGCTATCCTTGTCAGGTTGCGTAGTTCCCTCTTTGTAAAGGTGTCTTTCCAAGCCTCTAATAATGTTTTTACATTTGGGGTTTATAAATAACATTCTTTGCTCGTTTGTATTCTTTAGCCTCGAATTAACAGCGTTTATTCTGTCTCTTATCTGAGGGTGTGCGTTCTTAACTCTTACAGTTAGTCCTGCGTTCTGTAATATCGTTAAATCAGTTCTACCACCTGCTGAGGTCTTGCGTTGTCTACAGGCAGGATCAGGATATACAATGATCTTTCGTTCAGGGTATCTTGCTTCTATTTCCTTAACTAATTCTTCTGTGTTAGATGAGTATATTGTGATCTCATCAATAAAATTGATAACATTATTTTCTATTTGGAACACTGCGGCACTCATTGGATCAATGTTAAAATCCATACCTATATGCAATGTCGTGTTGTTATCCTTTACAGTCTTAACATTATCTTCTCTGTTAAAATTGTAATATATAGCACCTGAGTAAGTCTCAAAGGTTGCTTCGTACTCTTGTCTAAATGTTCTCTCGTCCAGGTCAGCTTTAGCGGCTTCTACTTCGTCTGAATCTACTTGCTCTCCCTGTAGGGTGGTAAATTGCCAAGACTCCCAATCTTTATCTTCCTTACCTTTCATATAAAGGTCATAAGCCCAATTACCATAGCCTCTAGGTGTACCACAGGCAAAGAAATCGCCTTTGGTGTCAGATAAGGTAGCTCTTAACACTGAGTAATACGCTTCACTTGGTATGTCAGCAAACTCATCTAAGACTAGAAAGTTTAATCCAACACCCCTTAACTGGTCATATGATCGGTCTGAGCCTCGTAAAGATATTTCAGAATTGTTATGTAATCTTAATGTTAAATCTGTTTCGTTTATATAGCTGACTAAATCGTTGTCTATAGCTACTTCTTTTAACTTAGCCCAACATATTTGCTTAGCCTGTCGATAGGTTGGTGCTACATACCATACCTTTTGTTTAGGCTTCTTACAGGCAAAGTTTAAGAGTTCACCAATAGCAATAAAAGTCTTACCAAATCTACGCCCTGTAATTAGAACTCTATTCCGTGCTGTGGACTGTGTTACTTGTTTCTGCGGACTTGTTAAGGGCATTTATTTTTATTTTTATATTAACTTTGCGACCTGCGTAATTACTATTAAATATATATTCTTTTTCCTCAGTATCTTTTAAAGCGTTTATAGATTGATTTAAAAACTTATTTAACTCGTCATTCATACTTTAAAACCTTTTTTCCAAGCCTGTAAACTCCAATAAGCAGGACTTAAATTCTTTTGTCCCTTAACTCTTTTTAGCACACCACCCATTCTAGCGTCAAATGATCTTTTCCGAGCAGGAATGTTCTTCTTAATGCTCATTTCCTTTGATCCGAAATTAACTTTCTTTACATTACCAGTTGATCTATCTTTTACAAAAACTTTAAACTTCTTTACGTCACCCTTCATAGGTTTGTTAAGTGAAACTGTTTTTCCTTGGTATATTGCCATTAGTTTCCTACCTTGTAATCCTTAC